TTTGCTGTTTTTAATTCAATTTTATTTAGATTTTATTTTATAAAAGTATTATTATATGGGTAATCAGTTTTCTACAACAGGACAAAACGAAGAAACAGAAAAATCGGAACAAAAAGAAGAAACAGGAGAAACAAGAGAAACAGGAGAAACAGAAAAATCAGAACAAAAAGAAGATTTCGATATTACTAAACCAGCCAGTTCATATGAAATAATTGATTATATAGCAACCTATTATATTCTAACAGCAGACTATGTTAGTTTAACTAAATTATATGACAAGGAATATTGTGATAAACTGGTCGTGTTAACATCGGACATTATTGAGCGATATTTTACAGACCTAGAGATTACATATTTAGCACAAAGAACAAGAGAAGGTGTTACTGTAAATGAATTGGATAAGGACAAATTGATATTCTTTCAAAAGGAAGCTTTGGATAAATTGGACATCAAAAATGCTTTAAAGAAGAAGCGTGTGTGTCAAGGTATTGCCAAGTTTTATGTTAAAATTGCCCATGTGTTTGCGGCGATTGTTAGAACTGTAAATCCGGTATATGTTTATAAAGATAACGAAGGGAATAATGTAAGGGCCAATTTATATGAAAAACATACAATACCACAAGATGTGCCTAGACAGATGTATAAAATGAACATATGTGAAATGCGCATCAATGCTCTAAGAGGTAAGAATGATTATACGAAAACGGGACCCGATGACCCAATTACAATCAGTCCAGATTTTTGTTCTATGAATATAAATGACAGTGGCGAAGTAAAGAATCTTATGGAAGAACCAGGGATTCCTGAATTAGAACATTTATATTACGACGATGGATACAATTACGAAACTGGCAAATTTGAAAAAATGTCTGAAAAGGCTGCTGGCCAATATACAAGCGACCTAAAGTTATTTTATGAGAATTTTACTGGAAACTCGAATATGGATGAAATCATTACAAAATTCAAGGATATTAAACTGCGGGATTTTGGTAAGACAGAATTATGTAACGAAAATATGCCTAAATTAAAGGGTACAATGGCAGATGAATTATTTGTCAAATATGCCGACAATTTAAGACAAATGGTTGATAATGCTAATAAAAATCAGGATAAACTAACAGATATTATCAACAAACTATTTTCACATACTAAGGATCCGCAAACACAGAAGAAGGTTGTGCGAGTTAGTCCTGAATTAACAGAGGATGAATTACAAAAAGTAGTAGTCGAAGCAAGAGAATTAATAATTCAGTTGTATTTAACATGTGAGCAAGATTTTGAGACAGGTCTGAATATTTATAAGGCAATTGTAGAACAATTAGGACTAGATACAATACAAAGACAGAACGAGACATTAGAGAGGCAAATTGAAAGAGAAGGAGAAACAGAAACAGAAACAGAAACAGAAACAGAAGAAAAAGAATTAATGGTTAAAAACGAAGATAAGAGCGAAGCAATAGACGAAGTAAAAAGCAAAGCTGAGAAAGAAGAAGAAATTCCTTTGTAAAAATTTATATTATTCATTGTAAATAATATAAACTATTTCAAACATTTAATATTTAAAATTTAAAATTTAAAGTTTAAGCTTGGGCAGCAGCCTTGGCCTTGGAGGCGGCGGCAGACGCTTGGGCAGCAGCAGCCTTGGCCTGATTGGCGGCAGCAGCAACAGCCTTGGCAGCACTCTTGGCAGCGCCCTTGGTGGCGGCCTTGGAGGCAGACTTGGAGGCAGAAGCAGCCTTGGAGGCAGCCTTGGAAGCGGCCTTGGAGGCAGAAGCAGCAGCGCCCTTGGCGGCATTAGCGGCCTTGTTGGCAGAAGCAGACTTGGAAGCCTTCATCGAAGCCATCTTTGCCTTCATAGCACTCATTGTCTTTCTCATAGACTTCATCTTCATCATAGCACGTTTGTGGGATTTAGCCATTTTATATACTACTTTGAGAAAAATATTTTTTCTAAATGAGACAAAAATATTTTACTAAATATATTGTTAATAACAACGCTTTAAACCTTTTCTAAATGAAAATGTGACTGTTTTTAAATTTTTAAATACGCAATTTAATTTTTACCAAATAGTATCTGTGGAATGCCAATACATTTTATCGCCTTTTTGAATATTATAAATACTCCTAAATAATTCTAACCGAGTTATTGGACAATTCACCCGGTATTTATCCATCGGATGGGGATTTACTTTTAATTGTGCCTTAATAGCCTTGTCGGCAATCTTTTGACGCGCCTGGATGGCAATATAAACGAAAAAGGCTTCAAAAGATATCGACTTAATGGGTACAATATCATCATTCTTTTGTTGGAAATCTCTTAAATATTCCTCGCAAATTGCTAAACCTGAAATATCGGCTAAATTCTCACCGGTGCTTAATTTTCCATCCATTACAATTCCATCGTATAACGCAAAAGTCTCATATTGCTTAACTACGTCCTTAACCTTTGCGTTAAATTTGCGACGGTCATCTTTTGTCCACCAATTATGTAAATTGCCCTTATAGTCATATTTACTTCCAGTGTCGTCTAAACAATGCGACATTTCATGCCCTAAAGTATATCCAATATGCGCCAAATTGTATTCTATTCCACGCTCATCCAAGTCAATAAATGGCTTTTGTAAATATCCTAAAGGTATATAAATGGTGTTCTCGATGGGAGTGTAATACGCATTTACAATGTATGCTTGTGAGCCTACCAGTTTGAATTCCTCCCAGTCAATTGTTGGGATATCGCCTTTATGTGCTGTGCCATCAATTCCTATTAATTTCTTTGTCCTCCACCAAGCAATCTTCTTAATATTCTGATACGCGCCTCTACTATTGTAATTTAAAATGGGGTCTTCTCTAAGCATTAAAGGGTTACCAATAATCAGCTTAATATGTTCTAACTTAAGTAATGCGTATTTCTTGGTTTCAGGCGAAAGCCAAGTATTGCGCTTAATAATTCGCTTAAATACAGTTAGTAAATCAGTTGCCAAATGTGAAACATAATCAATATGTTCCTGTTTCTTATTTTTTCGAATGTATTCATTTGTCAAGAATGTATTGAAACACAAAGACATTCCAAAAACCGGGTAAATTTCCTCTGGCCAAGGTGTAGCCTGTCCTCGAATAAATTTACCATGAAACTCCCAGTAAATCAATCTCCATTTTTTATGGAAACGCATTATTTGGCGGAAAATGATATACATAAAATAGGTTCTCCATTTGGGTGTTTTCCAAGCACCATCTTTTGTTAAAATCTTCATAATACATTTTAAATAACTTAGATTGCTACATATGAATGTATCCGGGACCTTTTTGTAGCCAATTTCGGTAGCGAGTCTAGCCCAGTCAAACCCGTATTTTTCCAAAGCCTCTTCTTTGGTTACAACATTGTAGTATTCCTTGCTTTCATGTTTCACTGAACCGCAACCCATAGCAATTAATAATTCATATTCAACATCCCAAACATCTGTTGCCTTTAATCCGTGACCCTTTCCAAGACAAGCATCAAACATTTCTTTGATAAATTCCATGTATTTTGATTTAAACACGCGTTTATAATGTTTGGTTGGCGCGTCGGCAGTTTCGTCCTCAACATATATCATGTAATCATATATTGTCAATTGGGGTGGAGAAATATTACTCTTATAAATCTCTGAATGTTTCGAATCTTTTGAAACTGACCATGAAATAGGACATCCCCAGGAAATCGTCTCATTTTGATTAATTTGTGCTAAAAGCCAATACAGATTATCGTCAGCAATGCCCTTGTCTATTCTATATTTTGTTGTAAATTTGACTTGGTCTTCTGCCTCTTTGTTGTCTAAATAAAGCATCGACTCGTATAAATTCTTGATTGCCCTAGATTTGGCACTATCATTTGTTTTTATGTAATCTTTTATAATATCAATTAACTCATAATAGACCTTTTCTTGAACGATTCTAAAACTGTCAACTTGTACATAATATTTACTTTTTTGCTCAAGTTCCTTGGTTTTATCAGCAATCCATTGGTAATTAATATATGTATAATAATCATTTTTGGCAGTATACTTTGAAGGAGTAAATGGTGCCTTGAACATCTTGACTAAGGTTTTTTCGATATTGGTATTCTCAGTTGTCAAACTATGCTTAAATCTCTTCTCAAAATCTTTCTCAAAACTATCTAAAACATGTGTGGTATTTGTACAGACTATCTGTAAATCTTGCTTGGATAATTTACACTTTTTTGTTTTAGATTTTGATTTAGATTTTGATTTAGATTTTGTATGGTGTTTCTTTGTAGTCATATATTATACACAAATAAAATATATACTCAGTAAATTAATTATTAACCCATCTTGTCGCCTAGTTTATTCAGTAAATCTTCACTATAAACCAATTTACCCGACGGCTTATAAGAGTTAATTGGCGTATATTTCTTACTATTTTTAATTTGTTCTAAATTTGGATTACCCTTTATTGCCACTTGTTGATATTCAGTATCATCATCATCCCCCTTTTCGTCTTCAATCTTTTCACCATACTCATTAATATTAACACCTGTTTTCTTCTTAATCTCCGTCCTGACATAGGTTGGTACCCAATGATCCCAAGAAATAAAAACTGTATTGGGGTGAAAATACCGTACTTGAAACCCATTTTTTTGTAAGGTATCCATCACATACGCAATACATGCGCCTTGGTCATATTTAGGAACACCAATAATTATTTCAGGAATTACATACCAGCAAAATCGCTCAGCAGTGCTTTGTTTAGCAGTAGTTTTAATTCGCACATGAATACGGTTAAGGATTTTCTTAAACAATTCTAATTTGTTCACATCGATTTGTCGTTTTTTCTCATACAATTCGTCAATGTTTATTTTTTCTGAAAAATCAGTAAAATTTTCTAAATCAAAAATATTAGCCATTTACAAGAATATAAGAAAATAATTTACTCTTTTGTTTGTATTTGTTTGTATTTGTTTGTATTTGTTGTTGGTTTTTGTTAGTTACTATCTAAAAAATAAAGTCTATATATCTAATAATTAATGACAATCAAACATTTGGTGATTTCAGGGGGTGGTCCAATTGGGTTTTCTTATTTGGGAGCAATCGAATATCTATCTGATAATGGCTTTGTAAATATTGAGAACATTGAAAGTATTTATGCTACATCGATTGGTGCTATTATATCCGTTATATTATCTTTAAAATACGATTGTCCAACCATAAGAAAATATGTAATTGAGCGGCCATGGAAGGATGTATTTAAACTATCCGCGAAACAGATAATGGAAACATACACTAACAAAGGTATATATGATATTAAAGTAACAGAAAAGACATTTAAGCCGCTATTAGAAGCAAACGATTTGTCAATAAATATAACATTAAAAGAGTTCTATGAATATTCCCAAAAGGATATACATTTTTTTGTCTTTGATTTAAACTCATATAAAACTGTAGAAATAACGCATACTGACTACCCTGATTTGCTATTAATAAAGGCGATTTATATGTCTTGTTCGTTGCCTGGTATTTTTATTCCTACAATTATGGATGGAAAATGTTTGATTGATGGCGGACCATTGGCAAATTATCCATTAAACTATTGTTTACGAGACCACCCTAACAAGGAAGAAATCCTCGGTTTTAATTTTGTTTATAAGAATGAGGACGGGACTGAATGTTCGGGAAATAATATAATTAACGAAGAGGCGGATATGCTTGACTATGTTCTCGCATTGTCATTGAACTCGGTTAATTATATTACGACTAGTATTAAATATGATGATATAGAAAACGTAATTGAATGCTGTTCTAACACTACAAGTCTTACGATTGATAGTATATCGCATACAGTTGGCACTATTGAAGGGCGACAAGAATTGTATGATAAAGGCATAGAATATGCCAAACGTTTCCTTCAAGCAAAGGAGAAGCGTGTTGATTGTGATAGTTGTTATGATTTTAGTATATAATGTTTACACCTTTTCAAATGGTAATGGTGACTTTTAAAGCACTGTATTTAGAAACTGGGTTAAGGTGTCTTCGGTCGGTTTCGCATCATAATCAATGACCTGATTATCCTTAACCAATTTAATCGTAGGATATCCCTCCACCTTATATTTGTCAAGCATTTCATCGGTTTCAGCAGACTCCTTGGTACAGTTATACTCAGTAAAATGAACTATATATCCATTAATCGGTTTACCGTCATATTTATCCTTGACCTTGTTCCATTCAGGCTTTGCTTTTACACAATGAGGGCACCAGTCAGCGAAGAAAAATAAGATTTCACATGATTTTTTTGGGGTCTCCTCTTTGGGCACATTTTCTCGGTTCGCATGAAAAGCCTCTACTGATTTTCCACGATTTATAAATAAATAGACTAGTCCAGCAACAAATAATACAGCAAGACCAATCATTATGATATGTTTTGTTTCTAGTGGTTTATTGCCTAATACGCCATTGAAGCTGCTGAAATTAGGAAGCATATTTGAAATTTTATCAGTTAAACTAGACATTATATATATTAAAGTAGAATAAATTAGAATATATTTTAAACGAATATAAAGTTAAAATGGTATTTTATTTTATATAAACTAGACATAATGATTATTAGAGACGCAAACGGAAATTTACACGTGATTAATCGACCTGATTGTAAAAATGATAAGGTATATTATCAAAAACTGTTTAGTATTCGAGAAAGCTATGTTCCTAAATTCAAGACAGTTGTTCCTAAAATCGCAAAAACATAAACTAATAACCTAAAGTAAAATTTGTATAAACAGCAAAAACAAGCATAAAGTAAAAATATAACTACATGCGATATTTGACTTCACAGGGCTCCATTTCAGCTCGAAAAACGATATATTAAAATTATTAGCGAATATGTTGGTTTGCTTTATATTATAGAACATCATATATGCTAGCAAACATAGAATAATTGCTTTGCCAAATACAGATGAAATAATATGCTGATTTAATGGAGATAATATAAATACAATAATAAGCAGTGCTGAGACTGCTAGATATAAACAAACATTTTGTGTGGATTTAGCATATTGTATTAGTAAATTGGGTTTCTCAGTTTGTATTTGTTCAGGGTCTTTTGTAGCCATTAAAATATTATGATATTTTTTATTATATATTCTTTATAATATATATTTTCTATATATACAATAAGATACAACTATACAAATGACAAAAACGCGTAAGAATAGACCGGGCATAAAATCAAAAGCAAAGGCAAAAACACGGTCTAAACGAGTTTTCAAAAAGAATGATTTTTACTCGGGAGATGGTATGGTAACCAAAATTTGGGGTCCTGTTGCGTGGACACTGCTACATACAATATCATTTAATTATCCAGTGAACCCTACTGTAGAACAAAAGCATCAATATCGGGATTTTATTTTGTCGTTACAAGATGTGTTACCGTGTGGCACATGTAGAAAAAACCTTAAAACTAATTTCAAACAATTGCCTTTAAATATGTGTCACATGGACAGTCGGGATACATTTTCCCGCTATATTTATAATTTACACGAGTTGGTAAATCGTATGCTCAAGAAAAAATCGGGACTCACTTATTGCGATGTTAGAGAACGCTATGAGCATTTTAGGTCAAGGTGCACACATGATAAACCTAAATTATACCCCAATTTTGTAAAGGTTGATGATCATGAAGATAATAAATCAGTCTCAGCCATAAATTCGGAAAAAGGTTGCGTCGAACCTCTTTACGGAAAGAAATCCAAATGTATTATTAAAATCGTGCCTCAGGAAGAAAAAGGGCAGGCGATGCAAATCGACAAAAAATGTATAAAGACTCGAAAACGTAACGAATAAAGGTAAATAATATATAGAATATTTGAAATATATATTATTTGGCTATTAACCATTATTTCATATACATGAACCTTCTTAAAAGAGTGTTTGGCTCCACTTTTTTCACGAAGTTATGAAAGGTGGAATGGAATTACATTCCAAAAGTGCTAAAGTCGGATAACACAGGCACAGGTAAATAATTACTATTAACCGCGTTATAATTTGGCACCTTCTTACAATCAAAAGCCGGCTCAGGGCAGCGAGCACAAGGAGGGCAAGGTGGGCATTTCGTTGTGTCTGAAGACCCGGATGACCATGAAGACCCTGATAAAGAACCGGATGTTCCGGATGTTCCGGATGTTCCGGATGTTCCTGATGACCCTGACGAATTAGAACTGATAATTGGATCAGGGCATTTAGGGCATACTGGCGGCACCACTTGCGACTTTAAAATATACAAATCTTCTTGTCCCGATGGAATTTGACTGGCTGGGATACCCGTGGGCAGCGAATTGTAGTAAGCAGAAGGATCATATGTATTACTTGTGCCAACAGTAGTATTACCATTTGGACCAGTCGCAGCATATGCGGTGTTGCCATTTGTTCCGGATACAGTGGTTACAGACGATGAACCATTTGAAGACGAATACATTGTCGGGTCCTGACTGCTCGAACCATAAATATTGGTAGGCGAATATGTGACAGAAGTTCCGTCAGGCTTCTTAATAAGTATTATTGTATTTCCATTATTATCAGTTGCAATTGTAGCAGTGCCTCCATTTGGCCCCTTGTATGTCTTTACAGATGAAGTTGTATTCGTGTCAATATAGTAAATATTTGTTGTACCATTTGCGTTTGTAATTATGATTTTACCTTGTCCATCCACGTCAATAACCTTAGCGGTAGAACCATTAGGACCATAGTATGTAGTGGGCTGAGATGAACCGCTATAATGGTTGTAATTGTCATAATTTGATGAAGAAGGAGTCGACGAAGATGTAGATGTAGTCATTGTTGTGTCTCCATTGCTATCACTAATCGTCAACTGACCATCAGAACTAAATGTAGCAGTATATCCAGCAGGTCCAGTATAAGTTGTTTCCGATGTATTTTTTGTCAATGTCACTACATTTCCGTTATTTGTAAATACAATACTAGTATCTGTAACAATAGCATTCGCACCATTAGGACCTGAATAAGTGCCATTAATATTTTGACTGGTAAATCCTTCTGTTTTTGCTGAACAGTTGCTACCTCCTAAAAAAGAACATAAAACTAATGCCAATAGTAAAATAACAAAAAGTAATAATATTTCTCCGTTCATTGTATAATTTATATTGTGAAAAAAGTTGTGTAAAAATTGAATTATTATTTAATTGTTTCTGAATTATAATATAAATTAAATACAAAGAAATGTCTGACTGGATTAGCGCTACGATTATTGAGGATGATGATTTAGACCATAAGGGTTTATATTTACAACAGAAGATAAAGGAACTAGAACAAAAGGTAAAAGAATTAGAATCAACCCAAGCTAAAATTAAAAAACCTAGAAAATATACTAAAAAGACAAAGGATGAGATAAAGAATGATATAATGGATGTTGTAAAGAATAATACAAAGGAACAACCTATTCCAAATACAGAACCAGTTGTAAATGTAATACCCGAATGCTTGTTGAAGAAATTCTATCATTCGGAAATCAATATAATGGAAATTGGATGCGATGAAGCCGGGCGTGGACCGATGTTTGGTAGAGTATATAGTGGCGCCGTTGTTTTACCTAAAGACGACAGTTTCGACCATTTTAAAATGAAGGATAGCAAAAAATTCACATCCAAGAATCCCAAAAAAATCCAAGAGGTTGCCGAATATATCAAAGAGCATGCTGTAGCTTGGGCTGTCGAATATGAAGACGAGCGGGTTATCGACGATATTAATATATTACAAGCTACACAATCGGCAATGCATAAGGCAATACGGAGCGTAATGCGTAAACTAAATGTGTTAAATTTAGGTCTAGACCCGAACAATTTATTCCTGCTTATTGATGGCAACTATTTCAAGCCCTTAACCATATTTAATAAGCATAACAATCGCATTGAAAATGCTAAATATGAGACGGTAGAAGGCGGTGATAATAAATATACAGCAATCGCGGCGGCATCTATTTTGGCAAAAGTGGAGCGCGATAAATACATTGACGAACTTTGTATTCAAAATCCGGAATTAAGTGAGAGATATGGGATTGATTCAAACAAGGGATATGGATCCAAACGCCATATGGACGGAATTAAACAATATGGCATTACAAAGTGGCATCGTCGTTCGTTTGGAATTTGTAAGACGTTTTCTTAGAAAACAAGAAAACAAGATTATAAAATTGTAAAAAATTGATTTATAATTATATTTATTTATTTTTTTATATAATTATACTAACATACTAATATACTATAATATAAAGTAAATAAAATGGTGAAAATAATGGTATTTGATACGGAAACTACTGGGCTACCCGAGAAGACCCATTCGACATTTAATACGCAAAAAGCACATGAACGCAGTTTATTAAGCATTAGTGAAATCAAAAGGAAGGGTAATTTATGGTCTACTGTAATAGACAAATATCCAAGTATTATCCAAATGGCTTATATTCTATATGATACTGAAAATCCAGGCAAGAGCAAAATATACAATAAACATATTAATATTCCCGAGACAATTGAAATATCAGCTGAAAGTCAAAAAATTCACGGAATATCACATGCTAAACTCAAGTCGATGGATGCTGTAAGCAAAGCATATATTGAGGATACATTGGCGGAATTTATGGAGGATTTTAAAGAGGCAGATGTTATTGTTGGACACAATGTGGATTTCGACAGGCGCATGGTTATTGCTGAAATACTAAGGTCGGCAGACAAAAATATAGAGCATGTCATGGAACTAATGAAAGACGAGAATTTTGAATGTACGCAGGAAATTACAACACCAATCTGTAATTTGAAATCGCAATACGAATACATAGACCCTAAAACCAAGATACCCAAATACATTTATAAAATCAAACCTGCGAAACTGATTGAGGCGTATCGGCATTACTTTGGATATACACCGGATGGTAAACACATGCATGACGCAATATATGATGTTGTTGTGTGTTTGCGTGTATATTGTATGTCGTTTCCAGCTGGAGAGGCATTTGATGTGTGTAATCACAATGAGAAAATACGAGATTACATACTGAATGTGTCGCCGCATAATAAGGATACGTGTGAACAAACAAAGAAGTTTATGGAGCTACATCATTCGTCTTATCATTCTTCTCATCATTCTTCAACAAAAGACCATTCTTCAACAAAAGACCATTCTTCAACAAAAGACCATTCTTCAACAAAAGACCATTCTTCAACAAAAGACCATTCTTCTTCTAAAAAATAACTACTAAAGGTGTATACCAAATAATAACGCGATTATATAAAGAATTATTAAATCAATAATGAAAATGACTAAAAAATGAAGCCCTTTTCTACGAGCGAAATGAGCAAGCTGATTGTTAGGATGCGTTTTATTCCATTTACTTTCTAATATTTTTAGTAGTTCGTAAGTTATAAAACCTGCTACAAAAATTAACGACGTTCTTAACGCATTTAAAAAAAATACATTGTGATTTATTTTAATTGTCATATATTAATTAAAATAAAATATTTTTTTAACGTTTTTTAGTATTTCTTTTGTGTGTTCTTCGTTTGTTTGTTCTTCTTTTGTTTGTTCTTCTTTTGTGTGTTCTTCTTTTACCACCACGTCCTATAATTTGTAAAGGTGCCAGTTGGGGTAAATCATCGTCAATATTTCTAATTTGTTCTTTAGGTTTAAATTGTTCATACTCTTTTGCCCTTAAATCAATTTGCTGTCTGATTTCTTTTTGTCTTATTTGTTCTTGTTCTTGTCTTTTTCTTTCTTGTTCTTCGGCATAATTTTTTGGTGGTGGTAGACTTGATGATGGTCGAATCGGTGTAGAATTAGAGCGCACGGTGTTTATCCATGCTGCTCTTGGGTCGTATTTTGGGCCTTCTTGTGTTGTTGATTGTGGTTCTACGTATGCTTGTGTGGTTGGTTGTGGTTCTACGTATGCTTGTGATGTGGTTGGTTGTACGGCTTGTTGTGTATTTAGAGTAGCTTTATTTCGTTTTGCTTGTTTTGCTTCTTTTGCTTTTGCTTCTGCTTCTGCTTCTGCTTTTGCTCTTGCTATTGCTTCTGTGATTTGTCTTGATTTTCTGACGTCTTCGTCCTCGCCTACTTGTGCTTTTGCATTTGTTTTTCTTTGTTCGTGTGGTATTTTGTTATCAGAATAAAAAGGATTGTAGCTATTTTCAGTAAGTTTGTCTTTTGTCTTAATACAAAATTTTGTATCTTGTTTTCCCGAAAAAAGACCACCAGCAGGACAACAATCTTTATATATATCTTTTAAATTTGAAACTTGATTAACAGACGGCAAATAATAGTTTTTACACTGAGAGTCTTTGTCTTTATTTTCTGTTTGTGTTTTGTTCATATACCAATATTCTTCCTCTTCTCGGCGAAGCTGTCTTAAGTAGTATTCTTCCTCGGCTGTGAGCTCTTTCTTAGATGTGACTTCTTTCTCAGCCGTGAGTTCATCATTACCATCTCCTCCTCCTCTCCTACTTCTTTTACTTCTTTTAATTCTACCCTTGACTCTTCTACTCTTGGTTCTTTTTTGTGTCTTTCTATTAACCATTATATATTTATCAAATAAAAAATTGTTTTATTATTATTTCTGCTAAAAAACAATCATTCTGTTAGTTCTAAGAAGAGCACATCTCACATATTTCATCTTCTTCCTGGTCATTTTGATTTGTCTTTTTTGTTTCAGGCTCAATCGTAAATTGTTGTGCTTGATGTTTCGCCTTTCGCCGCAAATAATAAATGCCCGTTTTCAGTCCTTTTTCCCACGCATAGAAATGCATCGACGTCATTTTATTATACACTGGATCCTCCATCCATAAATTCATACTCTGACTTTGACACACATATACTCCTCGATCCGCCGCCATATCAATCACATGCTTCATGGGTATTTCCCATACAATCTTATATTTGTTACGAATATGCTCGGGTAAAAAACTGAGCTGTTGAACAGACCCCTTATTCGCAATAATATTGTTTTTGATTTCTTCATTCCATAGTCCCATTTTTATCAAATCCTTCATCAAATATTTATTGGGTAAGACAAACTCGCCAGCCATTGTTCGGCGACTATAAATATTACTAGTAATCGGTTCGAAACACTCATTGTAGCCTAAAATCTGCGACGTTGACGCGGTCGGCATGGGTGCGACTAATAATGAATTTCTTAGACCATTGGTTTTTATACTGGTTTTCAAGGCACCCCAATCGTATCCCAGTGTTTGCGAATGACCCGAAAAGTTGTGCCACATATCAAACTGGAGAATACCTTGGGACGCGGGTGACCCAACAAAGCTACTATAGGACCCTTTCAATTCCGCTGGCAACTTTGTTAGTTCATCTTCGGTAAAAACTAAAGTATTATTGGAATTATAACTAGTTTTACGTTCAATCGCGAGTTCATTGCTTTTCATTAGCGCTCCATAATAAATGGTCTCGAAAATATCCTTATTTAGTTGCTTTGCCTCTTCCGAGTGAAATGGAATGTCCATTAGAATAAACGCATCCGCCAATCCTTGGACGCCAATACCAATCGGTCTGTGTTTGAAATTGCTGACCCTGGTCTTTTCCGTTGGATAAAAATTAATATCAATTACTTTGTTCAGATTGTTAGTTACTACCTTTGTCACTTCTAGTAATTTTGTAAAATCAAATTGCTTGGTTGTTTCATTGACGTATGCTGGCAGCGCAATTGACGCCAAGTTACAAACAGCGGTCTCTTTATCGTCTGAGTACTGTTGCACTTCACAACATAAATTTGAGCTCTTAATTGTTCCCAAATTTTTCTGATTGGACTTTTTATTGGCAGCATCTTTATACAGCAAATAAGGTGTGCCAGTTTCCATCTGTGCGTCCAAAATCTGAAACCATAGGTCACGCGCTGAAACGGTCTTTCTTACCTTTCCTTCCGTCTCATATTTATTATATAATTGTTTGAAATCATCTCCATAAACGTCGCTTAGACCAGGGCACTCATGGGGACACAATAATGACCATTTGCCGTTTTCTTTGACACGCTCCATAAACAAATCGGGTATCCAAAGGGCATAAAATAGGTCTCTTGCCTTGAGCTCTTCGTCACCGTGATTTTTTTTAAGTTCCAAAAAATCGGAAATATCTGCGTGCCAAGGCTCCAAATAAATAGCAAACGAACCATTTCTTTTTCCGCCACCCTGGTCAATATACCTAGCAGTATTATTAAAAACACGCAACATAGGCACAAGACCATTTGACGTTCCGTTAGTGCCTTGTATATGTGTTCCTTTTGCTCTTACATTATGAATATGTAATCCAATTCCTCCAGCATATTTTGATATTTGAGCACAATCATGCAAAGTGTTGTAAATTCCATCTAAACTGTCTTCTTCCATTGCGATTAAATAGCAACTAGATAATTGAGCTCTTGGAGTACCCGCATTAAAAAGTGTAGGAGTAGCATGTGTAAAATATTTCAAGGACATTAGGTCATATGTTTCCTTTACAAGTCTAAGTATCTCTTTCGGGTTTTCTGTTTTCGAATTACAATGAATACCAATCGCAACGCGCATCCACATATGTTGCGGTCTCTCTATGACTGCGGTTCCGACCCGTATCAAATAAGTTCGTTCAAGTGTCTTAAACCCAAAATAGTCAATTAAATAGTCACGGTCATAATCAATCATGGCTTCAATTTCGGCAAGATATTCACTCGTGAATTCAAACAATTTATCTGATATGAGTGACATTCTTTTGCCATGAACGTCGTTAAAATTGTAAAGGATATTTACAACGTTTGAGAAATATGGATGAGTATTTTTCTGATGATTAGAGACGACAATTCGTGACGCAAGTGTGCCATAGTCGGGGTTCAATGTAGACATTGATGCGCATTGTTCTGCCAACAATTCGTCTATTTTGGTAGTGGAAATCGTGTCAAATAATTGGTCGATAATTTTAATTACGAGCTGTTGATAATTAATTTGGATACCCACTTCTTGACCTAGCTTCTTTACCCTAGATAAAATCTTATCAAATGCGACTTCTTCTAATTCGCCGTTTCGTTTAGTGACGCGCATATCAGCTGTTCCTGAGCTTGTTTTTTCGGTCACAATTGGTTTATTCATAATTATATTTATAAATATAATTATCGTTTTAAGTTTTTATTGTGTTGATTATTATTATCATTTTATT